ATGTTCTACACTTCGCCCATGCTCTGGACTGAGGATGCGCCCACCCATTGTCCCCACGGGCACGAACTCGGCCCCGACAGGGTCCTCGTCGGCTGGGACGCCGGCCGCGCCGGAAGCCTCGACCACGGCCGGCGCATTTTCATCTGCCGCCAATGCGACACCATCATGCCGTGGAAGCCGAACTGTCGACTCAAGTGATCGTGCAACGCAGAAAGCCGCCCCCACCGATAAGGCGGGGGCGGCTCAATCGTGCGAGTAAGGCAGTCTGGCCTCACAGGTCGGGGCTGATCTCAGGTGGCGGGGTCTCGATGTCCTCCGGGTCGACATGGCGCTGCAGCTGCCGGACGATCCTGCGGATGTAGGCGATCGCTGCCCTGTACTTCGCCTCCACCAGGTTCAGCCGTTCCTCGAGGCGGTCGATTCGGCGGTCCCGCTCGGCGAGCTGCTGTTCGGTGCGTTCGTCCTGCTCCTTGAGTTGACGTTCGGTCCACTCGCGCTGCTCAGCCATGAACGCCGCCCAGTCCGCCGTCCGGGCCTGGCTGGCGGCGGTCTCATTGGCCTCCTCCCCGGTCTTGCGGGAGAACCGGGCAGTGATCCACGTGCCGACGACGAGGATGGCAGCGCCGAGGATGGTGACCAGCCCCTCGCCCCACGTCACCCGTCAACCCCACCTTCGGCGATCACCGGCCCCCGCCCCATGCCCACCGTGTCAGCGAGGGCAGCGACAATGATCGTCAAACCGGCGAGGTTGAGAATCAACGCCCCCGTCACCCAGCCGCGTGAGGCGTCGCCGAACACGGCGGCCGACATGTAGGACAGGCCCCACGTCGTCCACAGCATCGACACGAACGCGAGCGCATACCGGGCCAAGACACGCTGCCACACACCTGCGAGGACTGTCGCCCCGGCGGCGATCCACACGATAGCCCACAGGTTCAGCGGCACGAGCGCGTCGATGAAGTGGGTGAGTCCGCCGGTGCTCGGCTGGTTGATGTAGGCGCAACCGCGGGCCACGGCACCAGCCGAGACGATGCCCAAGGCGGCTACCCGCAAACGCGGGTGCAGAGGTTCCAGCGCCCGCATCACTCGAGCCTGTGCTGGCCGGTGTACCCGACAGTTCCGGCGGTGAAGTCGGCGTTCCCGATGGAGGTGCCGATAGAGAAGATAGCCATGACGGCGGCGGTGTTGAGACCGAGGAGCCACGGGACGTCGATGAGCATCACCCCGGCTCCGTCACCGACCTGGGTCGCGACGACAGACATCCCCGCGCCGGTGAAGAATCCCTGTACCGCGGACTTGATTGACCGCTCACCTGCCCCCATCCAGAAGGCCCTGGTCCAGATTGACATGGTCACTTCTCCTTCGGGTTCGCCGCGGCGCGAGCCGCGGCGTGGTCGTTATGGGTGCCGCCGATGGCGACGGCGCACATCTCGACGAGGGTGAGGCCGGTGAACTGCTTCTCGCGAGCAGAGGCGAGGAGGCGAGCAAGGTCCCAGCCGGGGTAGGACTTGGCGAGGTCGCCGGGGACGTTGTCGCGGGCGCCGGTTAGCTGGGCCCGGTTGTCCTTGGTGTCGGAGCCGATGGGCCCGACGTAGTTCTTGATGAAGTCGATGACGCGATCTGCTTCAGCCACGGTGAACTCCTCTTCCTTCGGTGCGGGGAACTTGGTTGTGATCGGGGCGCCGTCGGGGTGGACGAGCCTCTTCTCGAGTTGCTCGTAGAACCAGACGGCCTCTTCCATCCAGGCGTGGTGGTACTTGCCGGCCTTGCCGCCCCACGCGTTACCGGCCCGCGGGCCCTGGAGATGCACGGGGCAGCCGGTAGAGGTGAACTCGTTGTGGTCGCGGATCGACCGCCCGTAGACCGGGGGGCCGAGCTTCTCGTGAAGGCAGTAGGCGGCGGCGACACGGGCGCCCGAGATCAGGGTCTCGTTGCTGATGTTCCACGACTTGTCGTGGTAGTCATTGCCCCCGAAGCGCCCGGTGTTGTTGGAGTGCTCAATGGCGATGGTGCGGGCGTTGGCCCACGCGCTCGCGTTCGCCCACGCGGTGTCACGGTCGTAGACCGCCTGCCCCCACTCGCCGGCGGGGTCGACCACGACGTGCGCCGACGCCTGCCGGGTGTTCCAGATGTTGTCCACGACGCTTGACGCCGCCGATGTACATCAGGTGGTGCCGGGTGATGAACTCGATTCCGGCGCCGCCGCGGCCGGACGTGAAGTGGTGCCCGAGCCGGTACATCCTGTCCGGTTCGAGCGTGTAGTAGTTCCTGGCCATGTGTCCTCCTAGATGAGTCGGTGTCGGTCGCCGCAGCGGCAGCGCAGGACGGTGCCGACCGGGGCGTCGTAGGGGCGGCCGACGGTGAGCCGGTGCCCGCGGGCGGTGTGCCACAGGGTCCAGATGATGTGAATCACGAGTCCCTCACCCGCCACGCGACGGAGTCGGCCAGACGGTGGGCGAGGGATCGGGTGTCGCCGGGGGTGGGGAAGTAGGCGGTGTACTGCCTCGTGTGCTCCGACCCGAGGTAGGCCTGGGCCTCTAGGATGGATCGGTCGATACGCGGTCCGAGGCCGAAGAACCACTCGTGCAGTGGGAGCCCCAGGAATGGGGCGAGCTGCAGTCGGCCGCGGTGTGCTTTGTCGATGAACGCACGGAACAGTCCACCCGGCACCGAGTCAGTGGATGCCGCCAGGTAGCGGAGCAGGGAATCCGGCGCGGCCCGGCAGATCGGATCCGCCGGGTTCCCGCACCAGTACGTCCGGGCCGGGATCGGGCCGTATGCCTGCCCCATGATGCCCCAGCCGCCACTGCGGTCGGTGATGCCGTGCTGTTGCCGGTTGGCGGGCTGCCACGGGTCCGCCAACTGGGCGAGGGCGAGGACACGCGGCTCCATACCGGGATGCTGTTCGAGGAGTTCGCGGGCGGGTCGGCATCCTGCGGAGAAGCCGACGAGGATGTAGTTGCCTTCGTGGTTCCACATGTAGTCGTGGGCCCAGCGGATCGCGTCCTCGGTGGCGGTGGGCCAGGGGGTGGTGCCGCCGACCCCCATCAGGGAGGCCGGCCACGGTACCCACTGCACCGCAGCGCCGGTCTTCCATCTGAGGCGTTCGACGACGGCGTCGACAACCTTGCTGGTGCGTCCGGCGGTGCCGGCACCGTCGAACACGAGGACTGTGAGTGCGGACATGTGGGCCTCCCTGAAATGGGGAAGGCCCCCGTCGAGTGGCGGGGGCCTCGGGTTGTTTCGAGTTGTTGAGGAGTTGTTTCAGGGCGGCCCAACCGTGGGCATGAGCCCCACAACTGGACCGCCCATAATCGGTCGGTAGGGGCCAAGCCCGTACCGACCGTGTCGAACTCCCGAGGGATGATGAGCGCATGAACCTCAGCCCTCTTGCCGCCGTGATCGTGCGCCAACAGATTCTTACCGCCGAGACCGTGTGCGCGGCCGGTGGATGCACCAACCCCGCGGCCGGGACCGGGATGCCCGTCGAACCGGTCATGTCCCCGCCTGGCACCGCGTTCGGCACCCTCAACGGCGTACGCCCCTACTGCTCAGCCCACGGGCGGAACAGCGTCGGCTTCCGCTAGTCGGCCACTAGTGCGGACCTCGCCGCTAAGGTTCACCACATGCCAAAGCAGCCCGAGATCAGAATCATCACGACAGACCAGGGATTCATCGCGGAGATCGTGAAGTCCGCATTCGGCGACAATCCGCTAACGCAGCCGTGGCCGACCAAAGAAGAAGCCCGTGCTGCCGCGTTGCGTGGCGAGGTCTCGTAGTCGGTGAGTACCGACCGATGTGAGTCCACGCGACTTAGAGGGCGATAAGGTTCCTCGGATGAAGAAGACCCTCGCCCTCGTGGCCGCCGCCGTAGTCATATTGGCCGTCGGCGGATGGTTCGCCCGCGACGCCTGGATCGACCATCAGCGGTGCGAGACGTTCGATGCTCTCGCCGCCGAGTTCGGCACCGACCCGATAGGCTCCGGCACCCGCGAGGTCGCCGTCGTCGGAGACTCCTATACGGAGGGAATGGAGCTAGAGGACCCCCGGCAGTCGTGGGTGGCGACTTTCGCTGAGCAGGCAGGTGCGACAGTTGATGCCGACGCTGCATCCGGTACTGGGTTCACGAACCCCGGGCCGTGCGAGCAGGGCGACTTTGTCAGCCGCACCGCGCCAGGCGGTGGCCTGCTCGTCGTGCAGGGCGGACTCAACGACGTAGACGCGCCCGGAGATCAGATCCAGGCCGCTGCCTGCGAAGTGATCGACCAGGCGTCCGGAGACGTGGTGATCGTCGGCCCACCCGCCGCGCCCGCCCGCGACCACGGCGACGTGGAGAAGGTCGATCAAGCACTCGGTGACGCGGCCACCAAGTGCGGAGCGCGCTACGTCTCGACGCTCGACTGGGACCTGGACTACACCGACGGTGGCCTTCACATGACCCTGGCCGGGCACCACACGTTCGGGACGATGGTCGCCGCACAACTCGGCTAGGCGAGCACGCCCATCGTGGTCAGGTTGTAGCACCCGAACTCGCCGACGCGGAACGTGCCCGATGACCCGGCGGGCATCACCACGTTGGACGTCACCTGCACGGGGCCGGTGGTGCCCGCTGGGACCTGGGTCACCGCGTGCGCCAGGCCATAATGCCCGGCCAGTGACTGATACCGGGCCAGGTACTGCACCGCTCCGGACGGGGCTCCGTAGAACAATGACGCGAAGGTTATACCGAAGTTCGAGTCCGGCGGGTTGTGCGGCAGGCTCGGCGTGCCCTCAATCTCGAACCGGACAGTGAACAGCAGCCGGTCGCCCGGCGACCACTCGGCCCGCACCGACGTCTCGAACGAGCTGGTGACCGTCGCCGCTGGCGCGGTGACTGTGACCTGCCACGCCTTGCCCCCCTGGAACGACGAGTCATCAACACGGCCCCTGGTCACCCCTGCGGGCAGGGCGTTGTAGGTGAACCCGGTCGGTGTGAAATCGGTGCCCGACAGCAACAGGCCGTTGTTCACCATGTTGTTCGGGTCGTTATTGAACGCGGGACGGTACACGCCCCCTGTCGGCATGAACGGAGACATGGCCTCGATCACCGCATCGCCCACCGTTGCCGCGCCAGAGCGGGAGAAGTGGAGAAGATCGTCGCGCGCCAGTCCTGCCTTGAACCCGCCAGTGGCAGGGTCGACCATGCGGGAGTGAACATCGACGAAGTGGAGGCGGCGGGTACGGGCGAAATCCTTGAGCCAGGCGTTGAACCGGACCGTCTCGGGCAGCTTCTTGTCGGTCAGGTCGCGGGGCGGGATCGAGAGGATGATGACCGCGATCCCCGCGGCGGTGAGCCGGTCCACGATCTGAGTCACGTTGGACTGGTACGTCGCCAGGGTCACGCCCTGGGTTATATCGTTCGTGCCGCCCATGAACGTCACGACGCGGGGATTGTAGGCGAGCACGTCTGCCTGGAGGCGGGCAAGCATCTGAGCCGTGTTGTTCCCCGGGATTCCCGAGTTCTTGAGCAGGTAGAACCGGCCGTCCGTGCGGAAGCGCACGTAGTCCACCCAAGCACCGCCCGGAGGCGCGCCCCCTTCCGGCGAGGTGAGGGAATCGCCGAACGCCACCCAGTCCGAACCGAGGGACGGGACGAAATCGGCACGTTCGAGGTAGGTGGCGGCGGCTTCGGTCTTGTCGAGTTTGTCGGCGTCGAGCGAAGCGGCGGCATCGGCGGCGGCTTGCACTTCGGCCTTGGTCCCATAGGTGGCACTAAGTGCGGTATCGGTGAGGTACGGCGCGACGTTGGTCTGCGCCGCCTCGTCGAGCAGCTCGCGGATCGCATCGACGTGGGTGCGGTGGCCCTCGGCGACCGATGCCGCGCCCTCGGCGTCGGACTTGGCCGCCTGCGCATCGCCCGCCGCGGTGACCGTCTGGCTCCGCAGCTGCACCATCTGTGACTCCACCCACGACCGGGTCGGAGACATCTCCTGCAGCGCCTCGGTCAGCAGCGTCATGTCGGCGGTGACGCCGAGCTCGTACACGTCGCGCAGGCCCTCGCCCTCCACGAGCATGACCGCCGGCCCCGGCTCGAGCTCCACCGAGATCTCCCCGGTGGGCGAGACCTCCACGGGGACCGGGACCGACGCCACGAGGCGCGCCTGCTCGGTCAGCGACGAGCGGCGCGAGGGGGCGCGGACCGTGACGCGCAGCGTGGCCAGCGGGACCCGATCGGGCAGCGGGGAGCCCGTGACGTCGTCGATGGTGCCGGTAAGGATGGGCACAAGAGCCTCCAGAGGTTTCAGGGCCCGGTACGAGCGGGCGAGGAAGGAGAGGGCGAGGCAGGGGCGGGGGTCAGGTGTCGTCGATGGTGCCGCTGGGGTCGTCGTTCGTCGCGGCGTTGTCGATGTCGTCGGACCACTGCACCACCGAGAACTGGGACAGCCGGGCGCCACCCTTGACCGTGCGAATGCCGACCAGCACGTTGAACCGCCACCGCACCTGCACGTAGTAACCCGGTGCCGGGGTGACGAAGAACTTCGACAGAGACACCGGAGCGCCGACGTTGACGTCGGTGACGGTGCCGCCGTCGGCGTGCGGCCGCGGGGCAGGAAGCGTCGTGTACGAGTACGGGGTCAGGTCCGGGTTCAGCACCACGATCTCGCCCTGCGCACGGTCGAACCCGTCCCCAGCGTGAACGAACGACGCGTTGGCGTGCCACAGCCCGGCACGGTCCAGACGGATGCACCACTCCTGCCGTGTCGTCGATCCAGACCCGTCCTCGGGGTGAGTGCGACTCACCTGCACCAGTTCGGCGTCTTGGTTCGGGCCGATCTGCGAGTCGAACGGCAGCGCCCGGTTCCGGCCCGGGCCCAGGCGCAGGTTGTTGTACATGTACGCCGCGCAGTACGCGGAGGTGCCCAGCAGGTCGAACCGCTCGTTCAATGCGAGCTGGCCGTCCACGAACGGCGGGAAGTCGCCGTCATACCGGCCCAGCACCATGTCGATCAGACCTCTGATGATGCCGTTCAGGCCCTCGGCCAGGGCATCGCCGATCCCGCCGATGCCGTCATGGATCGCCTGCAGGATGCCGCCCGGGGCGCCGGGCGTGGTCGGGGCCCCGCCCGAGAGGTTGACTCCCATCGGTCATCCCTCCTTCGCGGTGCCCGCACGCTTGGCCACCAGCGCGGCCTGGGCGTTGGCGATGACCTCGGCCAGGGCCGACTCGTCCATGTCGGTGAGCACGACCTCTGGGGTGGTGACCTCGACCGTCATCCGCTCCTCGGTGGCCTTGATCCACACCCCGTGCTCATGGGGCGCGCCGGAGCCGCCGAGGGCGTCGTACTTCACCGTTGGCGGCGAGGCGGTTCCGGGGCCGGCGCAGCCGAGCCGGTCGAACACCCACGTGGCCATCGCGTGTGCACCGTCGGCGTCCATCGCCAGGTGCGGCATGTTGAAGAACAGGCACGCCAGCGGATGGAAGTCCGGGTGGCGCGGGTACGGGTATAGCTCGTCGAGTACGTCGTCGGGCATGGCCTCTCCTCACATGATGAAGGTCTTCACGCGGTCGACCGCGTTCTGGATGGACTTGATCGACCGGGCGAACAGGGCGGTCGGGTTCTCGCGCACACGCGGGTCGCCGAGCTCGATCGCGGAGCGGAGCCGCTTGTCGCCCTTCTTCTGACTGATCACCGTCTTGGAGGCGTAGGTGGCGAAGATGATCCCGCGGTGCACCACGCCCATCTGGTCACCGCCGCGGTAGTCCTCGCCCCACCTGAACGGGGCGCCGCCGTCGACGGTGAACCCGATCGAGATGCCGCCGGCGCCCTGGGCGAGCATCTGGTAGGCCTGCTGGTACGCCGCGATCGTCCAGCCGTCCCCGGCGCCGACCGAGTCGCGGCTCGCGAACCGGCCGTGCCACTGTTTGCGCTTGAGGTCGGCGGCCTCGGACCAGGCGAACAGTTTGTCCTTGAGCCCTTCGCCGACGACGTCGCCGAGGAAGTCCGCGGCGGCGACGATGACCGGACCGAACACCGGGATCGCCATCGCCAGTGCCGCGCCGAGCCCGCCGAAGACGGCCTTCGCGCCGAGACCGAGCATGTTGTTGATTGCCTCGGGGGAGCGGCCACCGACCGTGACATGCCAGACGTCGGATTTGGCGATCGTCAGCTCGGAGGTCACCGCCTCCATGTGCTTGGGCTGCCACAGCACCCACGCCGGGACCCCGGCCGCGGTGGACGGGGTGTCGGCCAGGCCGATGCGCGGGGCGTTGGCGGCGGTGTCGAACGTGCGGATCAGTCCCTTGAGCAGATCCCCGGCGTGCCCGGTGGTGGAGGTGTCCCACTGGCGGGGCACGACGTCCAGGACGATAGTCGGCTTGGTCAGGATCGTGTGGTCCGGGAACGGTTGCGGATCGCCCTCGAGCCACACATCGAGCGTGAGTAGCAGCCCCGCCGCGTCGAGGGTTTCCTTCACCGCCGCCAGGCCGGAGTCGAACCGCATGTCGAGGATCGTCATAGCGGTGCTGACCGGGGCGTTGATCGGGTTGACGATGCACGCCCACTGGTCAGCAACAACGGTGTCCCACGCGGCCGGGGCCCACATGTCCCAGCCAGTGATCGCGCCCGGCTGGAACTCACGCATGAGGTTGACCAGGAAGTACTCCTTGATCACCTTGAGTGACTGACCGGCCCGGATGTCGCGGTACTTCGGCTGAGCGATGATCGGGAACCCAGGGCTGGCCTGGAAGGTGATGTGTGCGGCGTACCGGTGCAGGCTGACGGCCTCTATCTTCACCCGCGCGCGCTTGGAGCCGTGCCCGTCGGTGATGCGCATGACCCGGTAGAACAACCGGTGCGGCTTGCCCGTGACGGGGTCCTGCCCGGTCTCGATGAGCACCCACTGCGCCGCGTGGATCAGCTCGGTCCACGTGTCCTCCGGCTTGGAGGGGTCCAGTGACCCGAGCGGGATGAGTGTGTCGACCACGGGGTGGTTCACCGGATAGGAGCCGACCCACGTCGCCTCCTCGTTCGGTACCTCCGGGCCTTCCCACTCGAAGAACCCGTGCAGATCGTCGACCGGCTCGATGTGCCGGTCGAGGAGCTTCATCACCACGCCGCCCGCGGCGGTCGTGGCCAGACGTTCAGCGGACCAGTCCGACACGGTTCACCTCCCCCACGGGTTGAGGAACAACGGCTGCACCACGGCGGTGCATCCGGTGAACGTCCACGGCGCGGACGTGCCGGGGTCGATCGGGAGCGGGGCGACCCGGCCGCGCATCTGCCGGCGCAGTGCCGTGGCGGGCTGACCGCCGATCGTCACCAGGCCACCAGTGGCGGGGTCGGTGTCCCACACCGCCGGGACCGCCGTCGTCGGCAGAGTGAACTCCGGGATCCCCGGTCCGGATACCTTCGCGCCGGATCCGACCCACTCGATACGCGGGTAGTCGTCCAGGTCCCCGGCGTTGTACACCTGCACGGCGCCGGTGTACGGCGCCGACTGCGGTCCGATCCACAGCCCGTCGAGGCACTGCACCGACAGCGACAACGGCACTCGCCGCACCGGCTGGCCCGGAGCCCGCTCGGTCGGGGACCGATCCGGCATCGGGAACCCGCCGGAGGCGAGCCGCGCCCGCGTGCGCATCAGCACGCCGCGGTCGGAGACCCACGTCAGCTCGCCGTCCACGAGGGGCGACCACGCGAGGGCGAGCGCGTCGAAGATCTCGTCGAGCTCACGGGTCTCGCCGTCGACCAACTGCGATGACACAGTCAGGTCGAGGGTGCCTGTCATCGGGGGCACCGTGAACCCCGACACCACGTGCCCGGTGCGGGCAGGGCGCGCCTCCACCGTCGTGTCGGGGGAGGCGATGAAGCCGGAGACCTTCGCCGCCTCGGCGCCCTGCGCGCCCTGCCTCTCACCGACGAGAGTCCACTCCGAGGAGTCGACTCCCGTGTATGCCAGGGTGATCACAGGCAGCCCCCTTCCACGGTCAGACGATCCCGGACACGCCCGCACCGAGCGGGGCCGGCGCGTTGTCGGAATCGGTCACTCGGATCTCCAGGTCGTCGACGCGCTGGTCGAGCTCGTCGAGCATCTGCTTGACCTCCTCGTCCGTGTACGCCGTCTTGCCGGCAGGCAGCGCCACGGTCACCTGCGTGCCCGCGGGCAACTGCTCCGCCGTGATGTCGGCCTCGCCGTCGACCGACGGCACCACCGGCGCCGACATGTCGAGCCCGGCGAGATCGCCCCCCGACGTGGCCGTCGGGTCGTCGAGCTTCGTACCGATGACCCGGCCGTCGTCGTCGAGGAGTGCGGCGTCGCCACCGATCGGTCCGTCGATGATCGCGTGCAGCAGGTTCCGGGTGGAGTCGTTGAGCTGACCACCCAAGAGCCCGCCGAACCCGACCATGCCGAGCGCACTGTCGGCCACGTCGAGACCGAGCGCGGTACCGAAGTGCTGCGCGAACTCCTCCGGGCTGCCCATGCGGCCCTGCTCCGTGCTCGCGGACGCCCACGCGGTGAACCCCTTCTCCGCCGCGTTGGCGAACCGCTCGAGCTCGACCAGGCCCTCGTCGACCCACCGCTTCATCTCGGGGGTGAGGAACTGCAGCTCGTGCACCAGCGCCGAAACGTCCCGCCACTGCTGGTTGGTCAGGATCGCCTCTGGCTTGCCGGAGGCGTTGACCGCCATGGTGATGCCCTCCTCGAGGACACCGCCCTGGTCGTATCCACCCGCCCGGTCGTAGGCAGCCGACAGGGAGCCGTACGTCGCCAGCGCGTAGTTCATGCTGGCGCGGATGTTCGACTCCGGATCCCAGATGTTGTCGAACCCGGGATCCTTGTACGCCTGGAACGTGGGGTCGATGGTCTGCATCAGACCCTTCGACGGGATCCCCGCCGCGGCGTTGGAGTCCCACAGGTTGATCGCGTTCGGATCGCCCCCGGACTCCTGATTCATGCGCCGCAGCACCGACCCGACGAGCGCCTTCGACTGGCCCTTCTCGACCAGCAGCCGCTCCACCAGGCCGCGGAACTGCTCCACGCCCGGGTTGCCGACCCAGTCGCCGTGCGCCGAACTGCCGCCCGACTGGCCCATCAGGAAGTCGCGGACACCGTCGACCATCTTGTTCCCGAGGCCCTTGGCGAGCCCGCCAAACAGGCCCGGCCCCTCCGGGATCATGCCCATGATCGGATCCATGATCGAGGAGAACGCGTTCGCCACCAGCGACCGGACCGGAGACACCCCGCCACCGCCGGGGCCATCGTGAGAGATGACCTTGCCCGTGTACGGGTCGACCATCTCGCCCATAGCCCAGTGCACGTGATCGGAGTGACCGCCGATCGCGCCCGTCGGGGCGCCGTTCTTCATGTTCGGACCCGGATCCCAGAACAGCTCGAGAGTGTTCGGGTACTCCCGCGCGATCCACGAGGCCAACGCGCCCGACGGACCGAAGTCCACCGCCCGGCCGGCCATGTGGTTGTCGAACCCGGACCCGACATCCTCGTAGCGGGTGCCGGAGGTGATGACCTGGTTCGGGAACGCGTTGGCCACCGACCCAGCCATAGCGCGCTGAATGTCGGTAGTGAGCTTCTCCCAGCCCGGCAGCGTGCCGCCCGCGGCGTACGCGCCGGCGTGACCGAGCGGGAGCCCGCGGCGCGCGCGGGCGTTGAGCTCGTCAATCCCCTTCGGCCCGCCGACGGCGTCGACGAACTCCGGGCGCATGATGCCCTCGCCGCCCCCCAGGTCGACGCGCACGCCGGTCTTGGGGTCCACGAAGTTGTAGATGTCCCGACCCGGGGTGTACCCGGGCAGGACACCGCCGCCTGCGTATGCGCCGAGCCACTCGGGGTTGTACGGGTCGAGCGTGCCCAGACCAAGCCATCCGGCGACCTTGTTCCACACCTCACGGATGCCGTTGTTGTAGACGGTGTCGATGACGAACTTCACCGGCTTGGCGGTGATGCCCTTGATGCGGTCCCACATCTGGCCGATGAAATCGACGGCCTTCTGGAACGCGGTCTCCACGAACCCGAGGCCGGTCTTGAGGCCGTCGAACACGGGGTGCACGACGTTGTCGGCGACCCAGGCGATCCCCGCGCCGAGGGCGTCCCAGGCGGGCTTGATGACGCTGTTCCACACCCATGAGAAGAAGTCACCGACCGCGCCGAGGGCCCACTTAAGCGCGTCCCAGTTGGGGCGGATGACGTTCTCCCACACCCACGCGATCCCCGCGCCGAGTGCGTCCCAGGTCGGCTTGATGACTGAGTTCCACACCCACTGGAAGAACGCGCCGACCGCGCCGAGCGCGGCCTTCAGTGCGTCCCAGGCGGGCCGGATGATCGCGTTCCAGACCCACGAGATCCCGGCGCCGAGGGCGTCCCATGCAGGCTTGATCAGGGAGGTCCACACCCAGCCGAAGAAGGCCCCCAGGGCGGACAGTGCGACCTTCATCGCATCCCACACGGGCTTGATGACGTTCTGCCACGCCCAGGATGCCGCGTTCTTGATCGAGTCCCACAGGCCAATCCAGAAGCCCCGGAACGCCTCGGACTTGTTCCACAGGATGACGAACGCGGCGACCAGCCCGGCGATGGCCAGAACTACCCACGTCCACGGGTTCGCGAGCATCGCGGAGTTGAGTAGCCACTGCGCGATCGTCAGGTTTCGGACCCATGTCAGGAGCGAACCGGCAGTGAGGATGCCGGAGGCGATCGCTACTCCGCCGAGCGCGATAGCGGTCACCCCGAGGACGATGCCCAGGTCCTTCAGCAGGTCGATGTTCTCCGACACCCAGCCGATGAACCCGCCCGCACTGTCGATTGCGAACTGCTGCGCCGAGCGCTTGAATGCCTCAAGCCGGGTCGCGGCGTTGTCGTTGAGGGTGTCGCCCATTTCTGCGGCCGCGCCGCCGACGTCACCGAGCGCCTGGACCGCTGTAGACGGGTCCAGATCGAACAGGGCGCCGCCAAGGTCCTCGGCCTGGGTGCCGAACAGGCCGACTGCGGCGGCGTTGCGCTCGACCGGATCCTCCATGGCCCGCAGGCCGTCGAGGACCTGGTCGAGCCCCGCCCGGGCCCCCTCGCCGCCGGCTGCGATCTTCGCGGTCATCTCCTCGGCATTGAGACCAATGGCCCCGTACGCCTTCGCCGACGCCTTCGACCCGTCGATTGCACGGATCTGGAACTCTTTCAGGGCATCCGCGACCAGGTCTGCGCTACGGGCGCCGCCAGCCATGCCCTGGGCGATGAGGCCCGTCGCGGTCTGCCCGTCGATACCGAGCGCCTGGAACAGCGCCGGGTATTCCGTCATGGTGTCGAGGAGGTCGCCCGCCTTATCGGCCCCCTGCTGGAAGCCGCGTGTGAGGATGTCCATGGCCGCGTCGGCGTCGGGCGCGAGCCCGGTCTTGAGCATGGTGCCGATGGCACCCGTGGCGCCCGCGAGATCCTGATCGAACGCCGTGGTCAGGTCCAGCACCTTGGCGGTGATCGACTCGATCTGCGCGTTCGTCGCGTCCTCGTCGACCAGCCCCTGTTGCCACACGCCGCGTAGTGCGTCGTTGACGTCCTCGAACGAATCGCCGTACGCCTGCGCGTACAGGCTGCCCGCCATGTCGCCGAACTCTGCGGCCATCTCAGGGGTCGCCCCGAGCTGCGCTGCGAGTTTGTCGCCCAGGCGGTCCTGGTCGAGGCCTTCCATCATCGCGTCGGCGGAGGCGACGATGCCGCCGAGACCGGCAGCGAGGCCGCCGAGCTTGCCGACGAGCCCGTCGATACCGCCGCCGAAGCTCGCCATCGAGCCTTCGCCCATTTCGAGGGCGTCCGCGTTCTCACGGGCCGCCTGGGCCGAGTCGTCAGTCGCCCGGGCCAGCTTGTCCCGCTTCGACGTCAGGGACTTATCCGCGTTCTCAGCCGCGGTCGTCGCCTCGGACACGCGTCTCTGGGCAGTAGCCAGCTGCTCCTGGGCACGGGCGATCTTCAGCGTGTCGCCAGAATCGCGGGCCCGGGCAAGCTGCTCCTCGGCGATGCGCACCTTGCCTGCTGCGTCCGCAACCTTGTTGTGGGCCTTCTCCGCGACCTCAGAGGCCTTGTCGACCGCGGCCTTCGATCGCTCGACACCGGAAGCGATCTCCTTGCCGACGCGCTCGCCGACCTTGGTGCCCGCGCCCTTGGTGCCCTTGTCGAGCTCCTTCGCGAAGTCCGACAGGGAGGGCAGCGTCGGAACCCATACGACGTCACTGTCCACAGCCACCAATGCCACCCCTTGCTAGTCGGTTGACACCTTCACGCCCGCCGCCGGGGCATCTCGCCCGGCGCCACCACCGGGGCGTAGCGACCGCAGCACTTCCAGCGCCTTGCTGGCCGATTTGCCGCCGAGGTTGCCGAGCTTCTTCTCGTCCTTCGACCACGGGTACGGACGGAACTTCGGCATCTTCGGCTTCTTGCGCTTCTGCCAGACGAGGCGCTGGTCGATCACCTTGAGCAGGTGGATCTGCTGCCACTGCAGCGCCTCGTTCCACGTCCACAACTGGCCGTCGTTCTGAGCGCGATGCAGCGCCGACGTAGGTGGCAGGCCATTGATCAGAGAGACGAGCATCCGCACGGTGATCTCGCCGCGCCAGAAGGCGGCGACGGGATCACCGAGCGACGGATACTGAGCGATCAGCGCCGCTTCGCACGCCTCCGGGTAGCGCGCGAGGACCTCCGGGTAGGGTCCGCCTGCGTATCCGCGTAGGCCTCGAGAGCGGCGTTGATGTGCTTCATCTGGCCGCCGGTGGCACGGAACTTCTCGCCCTGCTCGTCGCCGAGGTACAGGTCAATCAGCGCGGTCCGGAACTCCGAGGAATCGATCTCCCCGTCGTCCAGATCGTCGCGCAGATCCTCCAGGTCGTACTGGAGAGAGTCGTCCGCGAGACGCGGGTCGATGCACCACCACGTCTCACCGAGGGCGATGAACGGGAACCGGTCGGCGCTTCCGACAACCTCCTCACGCTTGGCGAGCATCGCGTCGATGTCGATGGGCTTGTCGGAGAACTTGTCCATGGCCACGGTGGGCCTCCTTCATGTCGGGCTGTCGGGCATGAGGTGGCCCCGGTCGTGCGTGCCCGACAAGGCGCACGACCGGGGCCGTCAGTGGGGCCGCCGGAGGGCGGCCGAATGGGGGAGGACGGATCAGGGGGTGGCCGGGGTGGGCAGGTCCCAGCCCTCGAGGAACTTGCGCTTGCAGGACCAGCCCTGCGCCGTGAGGTAGCCCTTGATCGTGATGGGGTACCCGATCAGCGAGCCCTTCGTGTACGTCTGGCCGCCCCGCTCGGAAATGCCGCCGTTGGGGATCTCGATGCGGCGCCGGTACGGGTCGTCGATGACGTCGATCCCGAAGAACACGCGGTGCTTCTTCGGGATGTTGCCGTCGACGAACTCGATCGAGCCGTCCGCGTTGCGGGTCATGTCCGCTTCCTGCTTGCGGAAGTACAGCGCGATAGTGTCGTACGACGTGGTCCACAGGGTGGTCTCCCACGTGATCAGCACGCTGGTGATGTCCTCGCGGACCTCTGCCGTGGCCTGCCACGGGGTGAAGCCCTCGGAGGACTCGTCGACCGACTCGGTGATCCCCTCGTCGGAGATCCAGCCCAGGTCGATGAACTCCGGGGCCCACTCGGCCATCCCGTCGGGGGCGATCGTGCCCAGGGGTGCGTACATCAGCTGCCCGGTCACGCCCATGCGGACCAGTTCGTCGTCGTAGTTGTCGCCAATCGGGGTGCTCATAGCGTTCCTTCCTGAAATGCGTGAAGCCCCCGAGGACTCGGGGGCTTCGTCGGTGGTGGGTCCCGCTACGAGCGGGCGAGGAAACTCACGGCCGCGCCGTAGCGGCGGACGTTCTCGTTCCTGTCGGGGCGGGGTGTCAGGGCCGGACGACGGCTAATCGTCGCGGCGCGCGAGGCCAGCGGCACCGCCAGTCGCGCTCGCACGGCCTGGCCCACGTCCCGGGCCGTGACCTTCTTGGCCGCGTAGACGTCGACGTCGGCGTCCAGGCGGTCGAGGGACAGCCGCCCGTCCCACGACTGGAGCTCCTGGGTAGCCGGCAGCGCGGTCACCTGAATGAACGGGAGCGGACTGTCCGGGCGCATCTCGGGGCCCACCCCGGCCGCCCCCAGCTCATCGAGGACCGGCTTGAAGTGGGCGACGAGCTCGGACTCGATGTCGACGTCAGCCATGGCCTACCGCTTCCGGGGAGCCTTCGCGGCCGGCTGCGCAGAGTCGGCCGCGGCGACCGCGTCGTCCAGGGCCGCCCCATCAGCGTCAGTGTCGGCGGCGGTCTGCGGGCGATCGGTCGGGGCGGCCTCGTCGCCGTCCTTGCTCTTGGCCTTCTCCAGCGATGCAGCGCGCGTGTGCATCGACGGCCTGGCCGGCGGCACGTCCTTCTCGCTGACGTACTGCGCCTGCCCGGTGCGGACCGCGGCACGCGCCTCACGCGGCCGCAGTTCCTCGGTCGTGCCGACTTTGCTCGGGTCCGAGTGGGCCGCCCACTTGACCTTGATCGTCTCTTCCTTCGTTGCCATGGTCATGCCTCTCTGATTGCGCGCCCCAGGGCGCGGATTCTGGGGGTCGACTCCGAGCCGTACTCCTCGATGGGGGAGTCCGACACGATGTTCACGTAAGCGCGGCCACCGGGCCGGATGCCCGACTTGACCGTGATGCGAGCCTTGCCGCCCTCGGCGTTGGTGATCGCCTGCGCGCGGGCCGCCTTCGCCCGCGCCACCTTCATCAGGTGGGCGCGGACCTGCCGGTTGCGGTTGATCTGGTCGAACATCTTCTTCGACATCGCCATCAGCCAGACACCCTCTCGAGCATCGCCTCGACGTGATGGACACCGTTCGGCTTCATCGGATGGGGGAACCGCAGGATGTCGCCGATGACCGCGAACACGAGCCCCGAGGGGATGCGGATCCGGTCGATCGGCCGCAGCGGCAGATCCTTGCCGGGTGGCGAGATGAGTTGCCACCCGGTGACGACCTGCGGCCGCTCCGCCGGCCCCTCGGACGAGCTGAGCGGCTGCACCGACACCATGAAGTCGACCGGCACCGGCTCCGGTTCGGACCAGTCCAGGACGTCCGTCCCGAACTCGTCCTCCTCGACAGTCGGCCGCAGGATCGTGATCGTCGTCGTGAACCCCGGCCTCATCCGACCTCATCTCCAAAGTGCCACGACGGGGAGAGCGCACTAGGCGCCCCGAACATGGCCAGATGCCAGTCCAGGAGCCGCAGCGCGCCCGCCGTGGCGACGAGCGTGCCCGAGCCCGCGAGGGCCCCGTTACGCCACGAGTAGGACTGGTGGCCCCGGTACTCGCCCGGGGCGAGCGCCTCGGCCACCATGTCGACCACGACGATCTTCGCGAGACCCATCTGCTCGGGGTCCGCACGGTCGACCGTCACGAACTGGTCCAGCAGCCGCGATGCCGCCGTGATCAACGAGCCGGCCCGGTGGGTGTCCACATCCGAGAACGGGCGCTCCACCTCGAACTCAACGTCGTGGGTCTCGGCGTACATGCGCGGCTCCTTCCTATGCCAGCCTCCGGCGCACCACTACGAGGTGATGCGCCGGAGGGGCGCCCGGGGTCACCCGTACAGGGCGATCAGATCGGCGCGAGTGGCGTCGGCCGCCTCGTCGGGGTCGTGCCCCTGGGCGACGGCGTACTCGCGCCAGGCGGCCACTGGGCCGGTCTTGGCCGGCTTCTCGACCGTTCCCTGAGTGGAGTCGTCCGGGTTCTGGTCGCCGGTCTCGTCGTCCGGGTTCTGGTCCCCCTGGCCGTCGCCGTTGTCGCCGCCTCCGTCGCCGTTGCCCTCGTCGGTCTTGGGCTTCTCCGGGGGCGGCTTCTGCTCGGTCTTGGTCGACTTCGCAGCCGCGCGCTTGATCGGCTCGACGGCCCCGATGCGCAGGAGCCGGGCCTCGTCCGCCCCGCTGATCTCGACGGTGGCCCCCTTGCGGTGCCGGACGAACCGGAACTGCTCGGTGGGCTTGGAGAGCACCTGGTCCCACTGGTCAGCGAGGAGCTTGTACTTCGCCATCGGATCAGGCCCCCTGCACGCCGGTGATCCAGCACGCGGCGAGCGGCTGGTCGACGCCCTTGACCCTCTTGCGGGAGGTGTCCGAGCGCCACGACTCGGTCGGACCGCCGTTGGGTCCGCCGCCCTCGGGGTACATGTTCGTGGACTGCAGCACGCGGGTGTCGGAGTAGAACCCGACCGTGCGGCGCTCGACGACCAGGACCCGGTCCAGCGGCCACGAGCGCGACTGCAGCGCAGCCATGCCCATGATCTGGTTGGGGAGCTTTCCGGTGTAACGGATGTCCTCGGCGGCGAGGGTGTCCTTGTACACGTCGATGAACTTGTCGTTGTCCATCAGGACCGGGGTGATCGAGGCCGGCAGCACGACGGTGTCGGCCACGAACCCCATGGTGTCGTCGCCGTCGGTGTCGCCGGACAGGGACGCCGAGCCGATCTTTTCCATCGCCGCGGCGATGTCATGACGCGGGTTTCCGGCACCGTCGGTCCACGCCGCCGAAGCGGGGATCTCGGGGATCGCCGAGTTCGACAGCAGGTGACGCAGCGCCCGGTCGTCGTTGCGGATGAACGTGTTGACGAGCTGCGTGATCTGCATCTGCGCGAGATCGAGTCGCCCCTCGTCGATCATCTCCTTCGAGACGCGGATGCCGCGCGCTATCTTCTGCGAGACCGCGATCTTGGGCAGGCCGATCGCGCCGGCGGTCACCGGGATCTCGGCGAACTCGGCGACCGGCTCCGGGCCCTCCTCGAGGTACAGCGGCGTGGACTCGTTGTAGGAGACCAGGCCGTTGACGTTGGGGCCCGCATCGCGCAGCAGCGACTCGGAGAGGAACTGGTTGGCGAGCAGTTCGATGATCTTCGTCGGGACCAGCTTCGGGTTACCGACGAGATCGTTGATCGTGATGCGGGGACCGTCGTTGACGCTCACCACTCCTGTGGGTGCCATGATGGCGATTCCTTTCTGGGGGTCAGAGGGTCCGGACGAGCCCGGACTGATCGGCCGCCGTGACACCAGCGGGTTCGGTGACGTAGCCGAGGATCCGGCCGGTGGGGGACGCGCCGGCGGGCTTGACCTTGCCGTCGCCGGCGGAGACCACCGCCTCGCCGAACGCGGCGGCCGCGGAGAACACGCACCGCACTTCGATGCCGCCGTAGGCCACGGCCGTGTACTCGGGAACCGAGACGGCCGAGACGAGCGGGTTGCCGAACGCGTCAGCGCTCGCGCCGGAGCTCGGCGGTGCGGCATCGCCGATCGACACACCGAGGACGGTGCCCGAGTCGGCGGCGGCGACGCCGATCTTGCCGCCGGTGCGCGCCTCGACGACCTGTCCGCCGCGGACGGTCTCGGTGACGTGGAAGGTCTTGGGGCCGTGCTTGGTGACCATGGGGATCGCGGACATCAGAAGCTCCAGTTCTTGAAGAGGTCGGACTCGGTGACGTCGGCGGAGGCGCCGACCTCGTCGCCGTTGTGGCCGATCTCAGCGACCGGCACCATGTTGTCGGGCAGGGACGCCAGCACGTCGGCCATGCCGGCGTCGTGCTCGATGGCCGAGCACCAGTGGTCCTTGCGCGAGGGCGGGATCTTCCCGGCGCGGATAGCGGCGGAGACCTTGCTCTCGCGGTCCTGGAGCTCGAGCTGCTTCTGCGCGGCGGCACCCGCCGCGGCCTGAGCCTTGATGCTCTCCAGCGTGGAGGCGTCGACCATGGTGAGACCCTTCTTTTCGGCTGCTGCGCGGATCTGCTCGACCCCCATAGCGGCGGCGGAGACCGGCGCGGCGTCTTCGCCCTCGCCGGCGGCCGCCGCGGTGGAGGTGTCCACGAGCGCGGTGAGCGCCTCGAGGACATCCTGAGCGGTTGCTCCTTCTCCCAGGCTGAGCAGGCTGAGCAGCTCCGCGGCCTGGGTGTCGTCGAATTCCATCGACGTTCCTTCCTCTTCGGTATCACCGACCGCGGCGGTCGGAGCTTCGGGGCGGGACTCCTCACGGGAGGCCCACGCAATGGCGGGGGTCCGGCCGGACGCTGCGACGTACTCGCGCTTGACCAGCTCGGCTTCCCCCCACGTGATGCCGTTGTCGGCAGCGGTGAACGGGACCCGGTACAGGTCCCCGGTCTCGTCGTCGACCGCGATGACTTCGCCCGGGTCGACGTAGATCTCTTCGATCCACCACCAGTTGCTGGCGGCGGGTCCCTCGTAGAAGCTGCGCCGCACGTCCTCCACCGACTGCGACGCGGCGACCTTGATCGCCTGTGGCATGGGGGTTCCTTCCCTCGTGACCGGCATGGTGAACTCCGCCCCGGTCGGATCGGCGGATTCTGCGGCGGACACCCCGTACAGGGCCGCGATGTCCTGGAGACTGCCGAGCGTGCCGACGCCCGGCGCCGTCACTCCCAGCAGGGCTACGGCGGTCAGGACGAACGGGTGCTCGCGTCCGGTCTGATCGGTGAACCCGTACTGGCCCTCGATGGACCGGTCGGGGAACGCGGACGCCAGGACCGTAGCCAGCCACTCGGGGACGCCCTTGTAGTCGCCGACGAGAGTCGAACCGTCATCGGAGACCCGCATGTTGTCGACCCACCCGACCGCAGGTTCGCCATCGAACCGCGAGTCACTGTGGCCAAGCTTGAGCACCGGCCGGCGGATCGCCGGGGAATCGAGCGCGGACACCGCGGCGTACAAGTCGTCGGAGGTGACCGTCCACATCCCCGTCGAGATCGGCCACGTGCCGACCTTGATCAGCTCGACGTTCGGTATCGTCTTGAGCACCGGCCTCGGTGGCACCACCACCTCAACCATCGCCGTCACCTCCGCCCGTCTCGCTCGCCCCGGACCGAGAGCCCGGGTCGGGTGCGCCGAGCGCCCGGCGCAGCCACACTTCGAGATCGTCGTCGACCGTGATCGCGCCCGAGTCGATGAGCGTGCGGACCGCCTGAGCGACCGCCATGTCGGTAGAGCCGATCGTGTCGAACGTCAGCGTCGGGGCGAGCACGTCGGTGCCGAACTGCCAGTCCACGAGATCGTCGACCACGTGCTGGTTCGTCGTGTCGGCGACCATCTGGGCGATCGCGTTCAGCGACGTGATGAACAGATCCGCTTGCGTGGAGGCCAGCGCGTACGAGCCGCCCTTGCCGTCGAGGTTCAAGAAGTGCGCGAGCGCGGTGCGGGCGATCTGCGCGTCGTGGTACTCGATGACGGTCCGCGCCGGGACCAGCATGCCGTTCACGCCCTTGAGGTCCAGCTTGGCACCGAACGGCAGTCCCGCTCCGGCGGAGTCGCCGGCGCGGTACTCGTTGGCCATCTTGCGGCCCTTGGCGATGTCCTCGGAGCTCGCCCCGTCGGGTGCGGTGTAGACCGGCACACCGACGCCGTTGCGGCGCACCGAGATCGCCTCGATGCGCAACAGCTGGTCCTTGAGGAGCCAGTGTTTGTAGGCGCCCCGTAGGAGCGAGTTGCCTGCCCAGTCCGCGCCCTCCCGCTCGTTGACGTACGCGACCAGTCGTTCGACCGGGATGAACCGCCGGCCACCGTCGCGGGCTTTGACGGTCCGGCCCGCGGGGGATGCCTGCTCGATGCCGACCAGGCCGCCGTCGTCGGCGACCTTGATGTCGGTCAGCGTGGAGGGCATCCGGGGGGCCAGCTTGCGCAGCTCGACGTCACCGGTGACGGGGTCCACGGTGACGACCTGCTCGAAGAACATGTGTCCCAGCGGCAGCGACAGCAGGGCGAGCCGCAGGTGCTCGGTCCAGGAGAACCGCGACTTCCGGCGCCGGGGGGCTGGGTTGTCGCCCGTGGTGAGCGGTAGCCCGAGCTGCTCGGCGACGTACGCGGCTACCTCGGGTTCGGCGTCGCCCGGGTCGATCCGCCACTTCGTGGACCGGATCGGCAGCGTGACGGCCTTGAGCACCGAGATCGTCTGAGCATCCGCTCGACGCATCCGGTTGAACACCGTGACCGACTGGGGCCACCGCAGCTCGGGGACTTCCTCGATGTCGGCGTCGATGGACCAGTAGCTGCCCGGGCCCGTCAGCATCGGCGACTGGGCCGACACGACGTACCCGACCTCGCCCACGGGCGCCGCAGCGGGCGCGGCGGCCTTCACAGTCTCGGTCATCAGCGCCCCCTTCCTCGTCTAGAAATTCGCGGTCATGAAGTCGATGCCCTCGCCCGGGCCCGACGACGAGTCCGCCGACGTCGGGACGTGCTCGGGCGCCGGCGCGGCGCATCGGCCGCGACGTCGAACTTGTCCAGCCCCCAGGCCGCGTTCGTCAGCACGATCAGCGGAGAGATGTCGTCGTTCTTCAGTCGCTCCCATGCCGCCCCGCCGGACTGACCCACGTCGCGCAGCTGCGCGTGTTCGAGCAGCGGCGCGACGCGCGGGTCGCCGTCGTGGGTGAGCGTCTGGTTGTCGACCGCCTGGAGGAACCCGTTGGTGGCCTCGGAGAGCTGACCGGACTTGACGAACTCCGGCTCGATCTCCAGGTCAGTGAGCGGCTTGGTCAGCAGGTCCTTGGCGATGCTCTTGTCGTCGAGCACGACCGCGACCGGATCGTTGGCCGCGACGGCCGCCGCGACCTTCGCCGCGATCTCGGTGGGCGAGCCCGGGCCGCGGTACCCGATCTGAACGTGCTTGCCGGTCGCGGTGCGTACCGCCGCGCCGATCGTCCACCGCCGCGTCTTGCGCATCGCCGGGTCGCGGATCGGTTCGCACTCCACCGCCAGGCACGACGCGCCGGTCGCGACCGCGGTGAGGTCTCTGAGGTCGCCCCAGGCGTCGGGGTCGATCACCGGGGGCAGCTCCTCCGGCCCGTCGGTGGGCCAGTCTCCGAGTCCCATGTACTCGCAGCCGAACGACTTCCGGCCGGCCTCGGTCTTGCGGAACGTGCGCCACTCGGCGCCGAGCTTGGCCTCGGTCTGGATTACCCCGTACGAGGGGTTTCCCACCCTCCACGACTCGGGGTCGTCCATGGCTGAACCTTCCGGCGACCGCCACTCCGCGTAAAAAAGCCCCTCTTCGCGTTCTTGACCTCGAGCGCGCACCGACGCCAACTGCATCCCGTTCGGGTGCTGGTCGACGTTCACCGCGCTCGATGTGTAGATCTTCTGCGGATCCTTCGCCGCCATCTGCGTAGGAGACAGCGCCGCGAGGTCTGCGAGGTCCAGGTCGTACGCCTCGTCGTAGATCGTGAGGTCCACGACGTCGAGACCACGGCCAGCATTCGGCGAGCGAGTGGTGAACACGACCTGCGCACCGGTGGTGAGGACGATCGTGCCGCGACCCTGCGAGCAGGTGTGCGACTCGTGGAACGCCATGAGGTCCGGCTGTGACCGGACCAGGTTCCACGTGCGCTTCCACAGCGACTTCGCGGTCTCCCACTGCTGCGCCGAGAAGATGATGTTCTCCCCGAGCACGAACATCCGGTAGATCACCAGCAGCGACAGGATCAGCGACTTGCCGTTCTGCCGCGGGACGATCAGGCAGCACTCCGGATGCGTCCAGGTCCCGTCCGGGTCCTTGGACATGATGTGTTCGATCGACCAGTTCTGCCACGGCATTGGACGGACCTTCATCCGCCGCGCGAGCTTGACGACCTTCTCGCCATGCGCCGAGTCGCCGACCGTGAACGACTGCGCCCACGGCGTCTGCCGGCCGGTGAGTTTCGGCCACTCCGCCGCGATGATCTCCGCGAAGATCTCGTCGACGTCCTCAGAGGTCGTCGAGGAGACCGCCGAGCTTCCCAGAGAAGGTGCCTCCATCACGCCTCCTTCGGATCTCCGCGAGCGTCTGCCTGAACACCGTCGTGAGCTGACGTGCTTCCTGCATCACCGAGTCGACCCGGATCTCGAGCACCTTGCCGCTGCGCCCCTCGGTCAGCTGCGCCCACAAGTCGGTGTCGCCGCGCAGGATCGCGTCGAGCTGGTCGAGGCGATCCTTCGTCCGGCCGGCCTCCTCGATCAGCGCCACCAGGTCCGCCGGGTCGTCGTCCTCGGCCAGCGCCGCGCGCAGTCGATCGCCGCCCGACCGTTCGTCGGCGGCCTGGTCCTCGTCGGCCACCGCCGCCACCTCCTGCACGTGAGTTTCGAGCCCGGCAAAAACTCCTGACTGGAACCGGCGCAGGGAGTCAGGAAGTCGGGGGTCCGGATATTTTCGGGGTGGGGGGCCTATCCCCAGTCCAGGACGTGGGCGCGCGGCTCCGGTGGGCCGGTCAGCTCGACCGTGACCACCGCGGGAGCGGTCGAAGTCGGAGGCCAGAACCCGGTGCGCGCCGGGCGGAGCTCGTCCTTCGATCCATCCCCGCGCTGACGGTTGCAGGTCGAGTGCATCAGCCGATCAGCCTTGCGACCGCCACGACTGCGCGCCTCCGAGTGGTCGCCCTCCAGGGTCTTGCCATCGAAGTTGCGAGCGGGATCCTTGAACATCGGACGCCCACACCACCAGCACGCGGTTCCTTCCACGTGACGACGACGCAGGCTCTCGACGTCCTGCTGGTGCCTCCACCCGAGACCGCGCTCGGTCGTCGAGCCTGACATCAGGTGAGCCGGTCGAGGATCTGAGCCTTCGCGAGGTCCAGCATCCCGAGCATCGTCGTCGCGGCCAGGTCGTCGTCCGCCTCGACGAGGACGTACTCGGTGCCGCCGTCGGTCGAGAGGGTGATCGTCAAGGCTGCGAGATGCAGCCCGTCGGGTGCCGCGTCCATGATGGCCTCCCGGTGGTTGAGCCCGGCCGTGCGCCACGCGGGGGATGCGCGCCCTCGCTGATGCGGGGCCAGTTGGGAGATGCGCGCGGGCGGCTACGGCCGGGAGATTAGGTCCACGCTCGATGCCGCGGCGTGGGCTCACGGGTTCCACACGCCGACCACAGGGCGGGAACGACGAAGCGCGGCGGTCCTGTGGACCCACCGCGCTCGCAAGGCGAAGCCTATCACGTCGTGTTGGACAAGCCGGTCACACCTTTCGTTTCGCGTGTCGCACGTGGTCGAGCACCTCGCTCACCGCGTACATGCGGCAGCGAGGCGGCCCGTACACCGACACCTTCCCTCGCTGACCCCACTTGCGGATCTGCTCGGCCGTCGGCTGGTGCTGGCCTTCGGTGTACTCGTCGACCAGCTGCGCGCACATCTCGGCAGAGACCTGCGCAGTCGCGAGGCCCTGGGCGCGCTCGGCGGTGGAGTACTCGTCCAGGCGGCGTGCCGGCGGTGGGGTGGTGATCCCGAGGATCGTGGCGGCCCACGTGCCGATCTCGTCCGCGCAGTCCTGGCCCCATGGCTGCTGGGCGATCCGGTGGGCATGGACCCGGAGATGGAGTGCGAGCGACCGGTCGTCGTCGTGGTCGGGGAGATGCACGCCGGTGTTGTCGCGCAGGTTCTCCGCCCACAGCTTCAGGCAGGTGTGGATCTCAAGAGAGGCGGACAGAGCGGTCAGGTTGAGGGGCGGCCGGGAGTCGGGCACACGCGGGTTGCGGGCAGACCTGCCACCGGGCGGGCTGGTCTCCCGGCGAGCGATGCGCAGCAGCTCGGCGGACGAGTCGGCGATGATCTTGCAGTCGGTCGCCAGCGTGCGCACGGTGTGCCGGTCGAGGAACGTCTCGGTCAC